TAGTGCAGTGTTGGAAGCGATCTCTGAGTTAAGTCTTGCTACCAACCTAGCTTGTAGTTTAAGTGCCACCCCATGAGCTACTGTTATATCAAGAGCCTCAACTTGCTTGTCTATAGCCTCTTCTCTTAGACGAAGCTCTTGGTCTAGTTCAACCTGTCTAGCTTGTGCAGAGCCTTCGCCATGCTGTTCAATAGCACGAAGCAGTTCTATTTCGTCTAAGTAGTTCTTACGAGACTCCGAGAAATTAGCAAACTTTGTCGCCGCCTCTTTGTCTAGCAACGGTTTCTGTGTCTGCCCCTGTGATAGACTTGTAAAGGCTAACTAAGTCAATACCCCCTGCGGCACCTTGACCTGTAAGTGCGGCAGATGTAGTCAGTTTTGCTAGGGCAGCTTGGGCGTCCTTTAACTTTTGAGTTGCCTCATCGACACCCTCTGTTGCAAAGAGTTCTTCCAGAGAAACTCCCTGTCTCAACGCTTCCATAGTGTTAGCGTAGTCTTCGAGAGTAGACTTAAGAGATTTAAGTTTGTTGTCTAAATCTTCAGCACTGTCAGCAGTTTCGTCAGCAGCCTTTCTAGCCCTCATAAAAGCCGCAGCTAGACCTGACAGGATAGGGATTACGATACCTAAACCTGCAAAAATAGAAATCATCTTGGTTGACTTAGCCAGCATAGAAAACGTACCAACAAGCTGAGTAGCCTGTTGACCGAACGCGACCATAACATTCTGACCAGACTGTACTTGTACTGCAAAGTCACCAACCTGATAACCTGTCTGTTGTGCAAGAACACCAAACCTACTAGTTTTCTTACCTGTAACCTGTGTGCTTGTAGCCAACCTCTTTTGAGATTCAGAGAGGGTATCGGTAGCTTTTGAGGCTTGGTATATATCCCTAGACAGTTTTAATATGGCGTTCCTAGCTTGTATAGAACCCCCAGCCGCCTTCTGAAACTGTGTAGCTAAGGTTCCGACCCTTTTGTTAAACTGGTCTGTACTAATAGAACCTTTTTGTTCTAAAGCGACAAGCCTTTTAAGTTCTGTCTGGATAGAGCCGAGTTTTTTGACAGATTTGTCAAGTTGACTGTCCTCAGTTATAAACTTCATGTCAACAGTGTTGTTAGCCATTAGCCACCCTCATATACACTACATCAACACTCATAATAGCACCGATCTCTCTGGCACTAATTGGTGTCTCTGTCAGTTCTTTCCACGCTTTGATTTGTTCGTAAGTTATCGGGTTGGGTCCGCTAAAACCAGCAGTACGGCTGTTGCTTAACGAAATAAAGGCAGACCAGACATTAGCTACCAACCGAGGGAACTCTGGTCCCTGTAGTTCTGGTGGCGTGTGTCCGATCTGCCTTTCTACTTGTTCTAGGTGTTCCTTTTGAGATACACCATTCTGATCGGGTTTATTCAGTTTGAACGTATGTTCTGCGAAGTCTTGGAGTTGCCCTATCAGGCTTTCATAAAAACTTCTGCGTTGTTGATAGCCCCCTCCAACTGAGGCTTGAGCCAGAACAACTCATCGTAGATAGCCTTGGCCTTAGCTACGGTTAGCTTAGGTTGCTTCTCGTCATATGTGATATTCCATGACTTAGTAGCCTTAGACAAAAGATCCAGAGAGGATTCTTCTAGGTCTTGGGCTGTGAGGTCCATGCTACCAGTACCTTGTGCAGCCTTAAGGCGCTTGTTGGTCTGTTCATACATAATCTCTTTGTATGGCTTAGAGTGCGGTGCATGAAGAACGATTGTCATCTCACTACCGTCTTTGTTAGTCAGAGGCTCACCATTAACAGGGTGCATAACTGTTACTTCTACTACATCACTCTTTGGTGCGAAATCTTTGAGGTCCATTGTCGGGTTCCTTTAGTTGTGTATAGTCGGG